CTGATGAGTCGTGTGGTTTGCTTGCAATTATTAAAGGTAAACAGACTTTTTGGCCCTGTAAAAATTTAGCAGAAGGAAAATTTGAATTTTTTATTCTTGATCCTGATGATTGGGCTGAATGTGAAGATACTGGTGAAGTTATTGGGGTAATACATAGTCATCCTTTAGGCTCAGCAAAACCTTCAGATACAGACAAGGCAGCTTGTGAACATTTGGGGTTTCCATATTACATTTACAGTATTGAACATGATCACTGGGAAAAATTAGAACCGACAGGCTGGAAAGCACCTTCATTGATTGGCCGAAGGTTTATTTGGGGAAAATATGATTGTTGGAGTATTATTTCTGATTGGTTCTTAGAAACTAAAAATATTAAACTTAAGGATTGGAAAAGACCAAAACGAATAAAAGATTTTATTGAAAACCCTTTATTTGAAAAAGGATTACCAATCACAGGATTTAAAAAACAAAAAACAAATGATGACATAAAAATTGGCGAT